CCCGACTGGCTTTCAGCAAGGCGAGGAGGTCTTCGACTACGAAGTTGCATTTACGTTGGTAGTAGTCACGGTCCGCACTGTCCATTTTCATGAACGCGTCCAGTAACTTCACGATGTACAGCTTATGGTGGATCACCCAATCAAATGGATGGACCAGTGCATTAGCCTCTGAGATGAATGATTCGAGGGTGCCTAACTCATACCGCAGTTCCCGTGTAGCCCAACGCCCCGAAAGCGAATCGCCTTTGGTCATGGTCACGGATGCGTCGATAAGATAATCGGACAGGTCCTCTAGGTTGACTGTCGCCGTCTGTAGCAGCACGGATCTGGTCTTGGGTAAGTTGAACTCTCGTTGGGCTATTTCATGGATGTCCTCCAGTTGGTTGATGAGTGTTTCGTAAATGGTTTCGCCTTCAAGAGGCTCTGGTTCTGTACGCCGACACCACGCGATAAAACGTTTGAGCATGAAGTGGGCCCTTGTTCGCGCCACTGATCCTATGAACCTGCATCTTTTTCTTACGGAGTGGAGCTATGAACTCTATCAATCCACTTGAGGGTGATTTCCTCAAGAAGGACGATCTGGACCCGGTGCTCGACGGCGAATACCTAGGTCCCGATCGTACCCCGATCCATATCAATCAGTCGGTAGACCCGAGTGACGTGATCAAGACTACCCAAGGTATCCGCCTGAGGATTCTCAAGAGCCGGTTTGCCAAGGGTATTCCTGAGGACGACAAAGAGCTGAGCCTGAACATGCAACTGCTGCGTGACCTAGACTCTGCTGCACTCACCACGCGGAAGATCGACGTGGAAGAACGCTCCATCAGCGAATCGGAACGTCTGGCCAACGCCAACAACGAACTGCTGCGCATGCTGGGCGGCAAGAACCCATTCATGGTCGATGTGGGCACCATGCCTGCGATCTCCAAGCGGGAAGTGCCAAACCTGCCAGCACCGCAACTCGTTCCAGACATCACCACCCAAGGCACACAGCCGGTCGAGTACGACGACTTTGTTCAGTCGGTCGAAGCTTCCGAGCGCGCCATGCGTGAAGATCGTGAGGACGAGAACTGAGGGTCATCCTCCTCTTCATCAGGGAGCATGTAACTTCTCGGTACCACGAAGCAGAAGTCAGACACGGGCACGTGCTCAATGTGGACGAAGTCCTCCATGATGAGCTCGAGCAACCCGTGTTTGTCAACACCCGCAAACAACGCAGCATCACCCTCTTCAGCGCCCTCAAGCTCCTTGATTGTGAGTTTGGGGGTTATGACCGAAAGTTCGTTAACCGGCACACCGAGGAGCTCTTCCTGATGCAGCTCTAGCCACGGCATAACGTTGTACGTAACCCAGCCGTTGTAGTGACTCTTCATGAAAGTCGGAGTCATTGTCTCTGGCGGAGTGTGGCACATGTTGATCGTGACATAAGCGGGCAACAGAACCCTGAGGCAGTTTTGGAATGTCTCTGCCAAAGGACCTGGGAGAACGTACGGCCACGTGTTGAGGTCAACGTTGATGGAGCTGATGTCAACACCACGGAAGAATCGCTCCTTCAAGGTGTCGATGTAGTTGATCACAACCGGCACCATGCCAGTCATGATGCTACGCCTGAGGACATTCAAGTCACGCCGAGCATAACGCTCTTGAAACGCAGCGTTGGTGATCAGGCCACCGGTGAGGGTTTCCCAATCGTCCATCGTGCGTTGGCGGTACTTGTGAAGCGGGAGGATCGTGGGTATATCGTCCCGCATCGTAAGCAGAGTCCCCATGCGAGTGTCCATCATCCCATCGAAGTCGAACATGAGATTGAAAGCAGAAGACGTTTGCATGGTTATTGTCTCAAGGATAATGTATTGCTGAAAGCAGGTCTACTGGAGATCTAGCATCGAGAGCAAGATCAAGAACACAGCCCAATGGTTACCCTTGAGGAACTCTGTCACCTGCTCATGCGTTGCAGCATATTGGCGGATGTCACCCGGCACCAGCTTGCAACGCGCTAGCCACGACAGGTTGCTGGCCAGATGCTCGATGAACGCATCGTAGTTCGCAGTCGCTGTCGGGGTGTTGAGCCAGATGTACGACGCCCCTGTCACGTAGAAGTCGAACACAGTTTCCTTCAGTTCGCCTTCCAGCTCCACGTTCTCAACGTAACGCTGCCACAGGTCTGCGGCATGGACCTCATCGTGCATGGCGTACCAACGAACACGGCGCATCTGCGGTAGATCGTTTTCCATGACGTGTTCTTTCAGCCCGACGACAGTGTTGGTTTTGTCGTTGAACTGTATATCTACCCACTTGCGCAATGCCCGGTTCAAACCATCCAAGACATTCAGATCTGTAACAGCGTTGGTTGACATCTACTTAAACCTCATCAATGTCGGTATCGATCATCATACCTCGTAGGAAGATACTGACGGTCGAAGTCGATTTGGTAACACCACCGCCTTCTGTAACATCGACGATGCTGGCTTCCCCGTTCTCGATCAACTGACGATCGAACTCTACTTGTGCGGCACGATCGCCGCCGCGCACCTTGATCTCTTCGATCAGAGTATGCTCCAGCCCTTGAGCGAGCTGCGCCTGTAGTTCAGGGAACGAAATCTTGGAGCCTTTCGACTTACCGGTTACTTGGCCAGACATCTCATCGACGTGGCGGGAGTTCTCCGGGATCGAAGACTTCTTGGTGAGCATCTGTGCCTGACGCCGTACGGTCATGTCAAGAACAAGATACTTTTGCGGGGTGAGGAACACCCGACCTGTTTGTGGGTCAGTGAGCCAGAGCTGCTCAAAGAACTCAAAGCCAATCAGATCCGCCACCTTGAGCAGGTTGGGCATCGTAATGCGCGGATCTTTCAGGTTAGGGGAGTAGAACGGCAGGATCTCCTGCGTCGCAATCCCTTCTTCAGTCGTAGGTTTCGCCAAGGCACGTACGTACTCGTCGAACTCATCATCCGACATCGCGTCCAGGCGTTTCTTGGTCAGGTCGCTATTGTAGGTGTCACCCGGAATAATCTCCGCAATCGACCCTACGATAAACGCGGTGACTTCTTGACGACTGGCCATCTAGCTTTCCTCAGTGAATGGTGGGCAGATCGTGCGAAACGATCGTTGGCAACACCAGTTGTTCAAAATGACGCAGCCAATCACGCGGAGCGACTTCATCTACCAAGCAGGTGCGGGCAGAGATGGTCGAGGATTGGAGACGAGTCAGCTGATCACGCCAGTAGCGGTTCAGTTCACGGATCTCACCACGTTCGTCTTGCGCACGGACACTGAAGTCTCGGGCGAAACGGGTGGCTGCATTAGGGTTACGGTCCGCCAGCATGTCAACGACGGCGGACACAATCGAGTTGCTCATGAGAGTGCCTCCAGGGATTGTGGGATAAAGGCCGGCGGCTTGCGCACACCGGCCTCAGATCATTAGGAAACTTTCGCTTCCTGACGGGCAGCGATCTTTTTCAGGAGATCGGCACCAGTTACGGGTTTCGGAAGGTCAGGCTGTTCCGAAGGTTTGCCAGCAGCGGCTTCTACAGCCTTGGTAGCGATGCCCTTAGCTTTAACGGCAGCGTCGTACCAGTACGGGCGGTAAGTACCCGCACGCATGTTCAGCAGGTCCATGGTCGACAGGAACGGCAGGTCGGCGTAGGTACCTTTCTCTTCCAGCGGCAGCCAGAAGCCACGGCTGTCCAACAGCAGGTCCCAATCGTAGCCAGCTGCTACGATGTCGTCGTACAGCTCCTTAGGAGTGCACAGCAGACCTTCTTCCAGATCGTGCCACAGGTTACGCATCATGCACATCTCGGCAGTGATGTTCATGGCACGGGCCAGGCGCGAATCAGTTTCCAGCAAGGTACGGACCGTTTTACGGGTCAGGTTCTGTTGCGGGTATAGATCAAGGCGGAAGTTCGGTTTGCCCTTCGCCTTGTTGCCGTCCTTGTCCGAGATACCGAAGTACTCGAAGCCTTTGCAGTAGCTGAACTCAGTCAGTTCTGGCTTGAGGCCTTCGGACTGCGACACCACCACTTCGAACGGAATGCCGGACGGACCGGACTTGCCACGCAGGTTCACCAACGTGATGCAGATCAGATCGGTGTCACCTTTCAGATCGTCTTCATCGTCGCGTGGGTATTCAGGCTGCTTGTCGCCATCGAGCAGAGGCTGGAGGGACACGCAGTACCAGCAGTTCGCCGTGAGGAAGGAGAAGTTCTCTGGGACCTTCTTCATCTTCAGATCGCCCTTGAGGAACTTCAGGCGCTTGACGTTCGGCTTGTACATGTCGAGCTGGTATTCTTGACCGACGTGTGCCGTCATGGTCAGCAGAAGACCGGAACCACTGGTGACCGACGTGACTTGGTCGATCAACTGGCTCTTCGCGCCAGCGGCCTTCATGGCCACCATGTTCAGCTCTTTATTACCAATGTCGCCCTTGTCGTACATGTTCATGACGCCTTCGGTCTGCAGACCGGACAGGGAGTCAAGGAACGACAGGGTAGGGCTTGGGATCTTGATCATCTCGCCACTCGACTCATCGACGAATGGAGTGGTGATCAGGATCGACTTGTCTTTGCGACGGCTTTCACCGTACTCTCGCATTACGTTCCACCATTCGTTACCGTTATAGACGGTAGCATCGGTGAACAGAAGGCGACCACTCTCGACCAGATCGATGCCGAACAGTTCAGGGAACTGACGGAATACGTTCATGATACGGCCCGGCGACAGCGTATTCTCTGAGTCATGCGCCATCATAATGGCCAGTGAGACCCGGTTCATTACGGAACCTTGCTGGAACAGCGAGATCACTGTTTTGAACATGTTGGGCAAGCCGGCAACGCCAGTGAAGTGGTTCAGACCACCGCACAGGATCGACTCGCCGTACTTGCCCTTGTAGTACTTACCGGTCTGGATGTCGAAGAGCGCGCCGATGTTCCACATGGGACGAATCGACGGAGCCTTCTTGAACATGGCAAAAGGGTTGCTGGACATTGACTCATTTCCATCTGAAAGGTTTCGGTTGTGCTCAAACGATATGAAAAACTACTTTCTTTTAACACGGAGCCACGTGGATGAAACCCGACTACCAGAATGCCCTTGACAATGTTTCCATGGAAGACCTGCAGAACCTTGCTCGTGTCATCTCCATGGAGCATGCAAACGTCCCTACCTTCACCGTTGATTCGAAGCAACGCTTCGGTCAGTTCTTCAAGCGTGCCGGTAGCTTCTTCAATGCGATGAAGCTTCCATTCCTGGCTGGCGTGAAGCTGTTCTCTGCCGACATGGACTCCATCGTGGGCAAAGTTGGTTTCGTGGATGCAGCTAACAAGAACGTCATCGTTCCTGAAGGCTTCGTTGGCCTGTGGCTGCCTTACTCGGCACTGCTCAATGAAGCCATGGGTCGTGCGGTCAAAACTGAATACATGATCCGTTGCTTCAACGAGACCCTGGGTCAGCTGACCAACGATCCAGTGCTGCTGGAATCGGCATCGGGTATCGGCTACAGCGGTCCTACCGATCTGGGCCTGACGGCTACCATGCTGGACATCGGTAAGAACTACTTCGACGGTAACAGCAACAACATCACCCGCACCCTCGGTGCTGTGGTTGAACGTGGTGCTGACATCCGCTCCGTGCACAACAACATCAACGACGCCATCGCCAAAGACAAAGCTCACCCGGCAGCGAAGTCTCTGGCAGTCGTACAGCGCTCCATGGAGCTGTCTGAGAAGCTCATGCCGTACATCGAGGGCAACGCTCGCGTCTCGAAAGGTGCTGTGCAAGAGCTGATCGACATCACCCTGCAGATCGCCAAGGAGATGGAATCCTACGGCGTCCTGTTGTTCCGTATCCGTCAGTTCTCCGAAGCACTGAAAGACAGCGTCAAAGAACTGAAAAAATAACACCGCGCATAAAGGTCGATGGGAGGGCACGAGTCCCTCCCATCTATGCTGCGTCATGCCAATCTTTCGTGGTGCTGCGATTGACGAAGAACCCGTTCAACGTCGCGTAGCATTGTCTCTCTGTCAAGGTACCGAAGCCACTTGGGCGTGGTACCGTAAACCAGTTCGACTGCCCGTTTGTAGTCACCTTCCTCACAGCACTGCACCACCTGGTCGATCATGGGGCCTTTCCACAGCCTTTTTGCAGTCATGGCGGCGAAAGACAACGACCCCGGATCATTGACCAAGTAGAACATCTTGTTGAGCTCTGCGAGTAAGGAGTCATCCGGATCGTAATTCCTGATCAAGCGGAAGTACAGGCTCACAATGAGCACTATTCGCTTGAAGGAGGTCCAAAATCCGTGTGATTGATTTATCGCAACAGATCGGTACATAGCCGAGCCCTTTAGTTCACAAGTTTGAAATTGCCGAACGGGTTGGCCCAGATTCCAATGTCGTGCTCTGTCTCGATGATGGTTGCGTAACGGATCACCGAGTCGGATTCACGCCAGGTCAGAGCCACCACTCGCTTAACGGTTTCTGCGAGCGCCGACAGCGCATTCCGACCAATGATGTCTGAACCCACGATGAGTCGGACTTTCGCCTTCTTCACCGAGACTTCATCCATCGCCCTCAGCTCGCGGGCGAAGCCAGTGTTGTAATCCACGTTCACATCAAGGTGTTTCACCGCAGAGGTGATTTCCTTGCGCAACTTGCGCGTGATCACTGCCTTCTTTTCCACGGCTTCATATAGTAGGTCGGTCAAATCGGTACAGATCACCGACTTGTCACCCTCCATGAACTGATCGAGAATCACGGACATGCTTTCTAGGTTATCCACGTTGTAGTAGGACAACCCGGTAGGCGTGACGTGATGGATGACAGGCATCTTTTTCTCGGTCTGCAAGGACCAATTAGCCTTGTTGCGTCTGAGCACGTCCATACCGAACCGCAGGATGTCTGCAGTTGTGTTCGCGTTCAGGATGTTACGCAGCGCACCCACGAACAGGTGCCCTACTTGTGTGTTGTCCATCTTGACGAAGTGCTCACGCACCTTCTCCAACACTTCGATGTCATCCTTCAGATAGAGGACAGCGTTGCTGGAATCGGATTGTGGCTTGGCAATGTCTTCGTCATCTCCATGTTGACCAGTCCAGTAAACGTGGCGACCGTCCTTTGAGACACGGCGCTCCATTGCATCAGAACTGAAATACCACTTAGGCTGGTCAAACATCCGGTTGTAGTTACTGTTAGATTTCCAGTACCCTTCCGGTTCCTGCTCCAACTTGTACGACAGGTTGTAGCCATTCATGCCGAGGCTATTGCCTTTACCGGCCCACTGGTCAGCCATCTCGTTTCCGGTATGGCCATTGTGTCCCTTGATCCAAGCCAGGGTCACTTTGTTTTCTTTGTCGCGCAATTGACTGAGCAGGGCATCCACGGCAAGCCAGTCGGCCTTGTTGGCCACTTCTTCGCCGTCCTGTTTTCGCCAGCCTGCTTGCTTCCAACGGTTCAAGTATTGGTTGACGCCCTTTACCACGTACTGGGAGTCAGAATAGATGATCGTCTCACTCAGCCCTTTGTCGAGGGCGTAAGTCAGTGCCTCCTTAGCTGCTAACAGTTCGGTGTGGTTGTTGCTGCCTGCTTGAGGCACCCCACCGAAGCTGTCGATATAGTTGAGAATGTTGACGGCTTTCTGCTCATCCTTCGTGTCGGAGTAGCCATTGGCCGTTGGTGTCGATCCAGGCACACCACTTCCACGGGCTTTGTCCGGTAACGCGTCGGCAGTATACACGTAACCGTGTAGACCCCACCCCCCGGCGCGCTCGTTGCTATAAAACCCACCATCGGCGTACAATACCCCATTGTACCCGACGACTGCTGGGCTTTCCTTAACATCCGTCATTTCTGTGCCCTTACACTGAAGTTCCACATTGTCGGCAATGCTCATGGTATACACCGGATTATTTCTGAAAAACACTGCGGGACTTTCCGGCACATTTTTGATTGTGTCGGCTGATGTCTTCGCGCAAGTATTGTTCTTCGTGGTCGAGGTAGATCTTGAGCTTCTCCGTGTGGGCGAGGAGGACGTCATTGATCTCTTCCGGTGTCAGTTGTGCTACGTTGACCTTGGGGAACACTGGTCGTACGTGCTGCAGGTAGACGGTACGTTTGAACTCACCGCATTCATGCGCCGCCTCGTCGTCAGCCAGCTCAAACGAGAACATCATAGTGCGGTTGTCTGTTGTCTGGATAACCGTGCATGATCCTAAGAACACCGCTATCCAGAACAGATGGAAAATCTTGCTTCCCTTCACTAAATCAGCAATCATCATTGTGAACCTTATTGGCTAAGCTTCTTCCAACGTTCGACAAGATCGTTGTTAGGCGGTCGAATGACAGTCGGCTTTTCTTCCGGCTGCTTGGGTGGTGGTTTAGTTGGTACTGGTGGACCGGTGGTGGTGGGTTTAGCGGGTGGTTTGGATTTGAGTTCGTAATACCGATCGCGGTACCAGTTCATGCGTTCGGTGAGAAACGGGATTTGTTCGTCGATCTCTTTCTTCATAGCAGACTGAGTACGCTCGTACTCAGCGATGACATCCTCTTGGTCGAGTACGATGAAGTAGACGTGAATGAACATAAGGGTCATGATCACGAAACCAACGGTCGTCACGATTAAAGATAGGTTGTCTCGGACAAACTGCCGGAAGGTACGATCGCGCAACCAAATCTCCCGGATGAAGCGGAAGAGCGCTTTGAGCACCTTAAAGAGCGTTATCATCTTATTCCCTAAAATGGTATGGACGTTCCGAGTTTTCTTTAACGATTGTCATATTGTAAGTGGCAATCAGCACGGAGATAGACATGTATAAACTCAAGGCATTTTGCCAAATCGCCGCGTTGATTGACAACACGGTGGACAAGATCGCACCGATCGGTGAGCTGTCCGATCGGGCCCATACCTACGGGCGCAGTAAAGAGCTGCTGAACTCCGCTGCTGCTCCAGGTTACACACTGGTGGCATTCTCCAGCAAACGTGAAGGCGTGGACGAGCAAGTCAACGGCGTTCTGGGTCAGGCTCTGTTGGGCGTGTGCAAATGGGCATACGAAGCATGCTTGGCGGGCAAGTTCAACTCGTCCAGCGAAAGCTTCCGCGTAGCCTTCCTGCAACAGTACAGCACCAAGTACTCTGTCTGGACCATCGGTGCCATGGTGCAGGTTACTGTGGGTCGCTGGATGCCTTCGGTCATCGAGATCCGCGACATCGCCAATGACCAGCTGCAGTACAAGCTGTGGTTCTCCTCGGACGTGTTCGAACAACAGTACGACGAGTACCACATCGAAGTGGTCGGTCCGGTTGAAGACCTCGATGCATTCTTCTTGGGTCGTCAGGCAGTTATCCAAGCGCTGGCTGCTGAGACACACGAACTCAAGATGGAGAAGGTCCAGGCCATTCGTGAGAAGTACCCCGAGTCCTTCATCAGCGGTCCGATGTTCGAATGGTTCGACCCAGTCGATCCTACCGACAAGACCCGTCGCATTGCCACCTACTGGACCCCAATGGTCTACGGTATCGCCGGTAACAACATCGACGCTATCAAGGAAGCACTGCGGGCGTACATCCTCGCCAACTCCACCCACACCAAGGATCAATGGGCAGCTATCTTCCCAGAGATCTTCACATCGACCGAGTTCATCTTCGTGCCGATGTGGAACAAGTACTCCATCCCTAACCGGGAACTGGAGTCGGGCCTGTACAGCTCCGTGGCGAACTTCAACTACGGTAAGGCTGAGCTGATCCGTCTGGTGCGTGGTGAAGGCTACACCGACGAGTACATCTCCGGTAACTCCGAGATCTTCGGTGCAAGCCATAAGGCGATCGCTGTAGCCGTAACTGGTAGCCCTCACAACCGTGATGGCGTGATCAGCTTCGTGCAGCGCTACTACGACTACATCAACGTTGACGCCACCAGCCTCGACTTCATGCGGATGAACCCAGAGACCCGTCGCATGGTGTTGGCACTGGCTGAGATGTTGGCCGTAGCGGAATCCATGACCCCTGACTCGGCTCTGCCGGTTAAGTTCAGCCGTCTGATCCGTGATGGCGTGTTGTACGTGGCCTACACCCTAGATCGCTTCCAGCTCATCGTGACGTCGAGATACTCGGCTATCGATGGCACACTGGAAGGCAACACCTTCGGCGAGCCTTCGCTGGACTGACAGCATAGAGAGCGGGCCTAGGCCCGCTCTCTATGTCGCATCACTTTGGACAACCGAGGGTATCCAGTATTTCGTCCTTCGACTCTTTGAGGTAAGTGCCGGGAGACGTGGCTAGAAGCTTGATGAGCCTGCCTTCACCGAAGTGCTTGGCAAAGTCCTCAACCTTCATCATGCGCATCCCCTGCCCTTCCACATGAGCGACCATGCAGCCGTACTTGCGCCACTCTGCAACATCAGGTTCTACGGAGCAAGTCCGTCCCGGAGCCCATTGACGACGGTAGAGGTAAGCGAGATCACGGGCTGGCCATGTCCACTTACCTTCACCGGTGCCCATGGTGGCTGCTCCGATAAAGAACTGCACCGTGTGTTCGTGAATCTTCATCACGTTATCTCCACATGCTCGTTGTACGACCTCTTCAGCGAGACGTGTGAATCGTCAATGACCACGATCTGGCTGTTAGGGTAGCTGTTCTGACTCTCGAAGGAGTGGCTGATGAAGAACACCTGCGAGTAGGTGTCGTCGTCAATCAGTTCCTTGATGGCCAGAGTGAGGTTCAAGCGGTGAACTTCATCGAACGTCCGTCCCAGCTCATCGAGGTACAGCGGGAAGTGCTGCAACTCAAGGAACTTGTACACCACCAAGATGAACGCTTGGTTCACAATGTCCACCTGACTGTCCGATCCGTACTTGATGTCCGGAATGGTGTTGTCAGAGGAGTGTACGTAGATAGGGAACTTGTAGTCCAACTCGCCGCCTTCAAGGTTACAAGTGTCCAACGCAAGGTTGTAACCCCATACCTTAGCAATGACGTCGTTGATCGCAGTGATGAAGGTATTGATGAAGACCAAGATCTGTTCGGCGATGAGACCATCCTTAGGGGACAGCAACTTCTCCAACTGGATCAGAGCTTCTTCTTCCGCACGGGCTTCGTCCAACGACCGGTTCAGGTCATTGATGATGCCCATTTGGACTTCAGCTTCCGCCAACGACTGCTCCAGCATGCCCAACTGCACTTGATGACGCTTGACCTGAGCCTCGACTTCCTCCACGGCCACGAAACGGCACATGTTGTCTTGGAGTTCATTGAGGCGAGACATGCCCATCTCAATGGTCTTGCTGATCTCACGGGCTTCGACCATGCGGTTGTGGAATTGCTCCACTTCCTTCAAGGTCTGACGCGCATCAATCAGGTGAGACTTCAGGTCCACGACCCGATCGCCCAACGAGTTAGCCACTTCGCGCAGATGACCGGACTTATCCATCTTCAACAGAGCTGCTTCACGCTCACGCAGAGGTCTCAATTCCCGGTCAAGGTCAGAGACTTGCATGTTGATCTTCACATCGCCCATGAACTGAGTGCACAGTGGGATCAAACCACGACCTAAGCTGAAGCCGCCGGCCTGATAGATGATGTGCCAGAGGTGTTCGAGGTCAGGATTGCGATCACGGATCTGCTGGAGACCGTGCAAACTCTCCCCAATGGCATTCGCTTCTTGCAACCACGTGCCAATCGTGTCGATCTTCTCCTGCATCGAACGACGGAAGTTATAACCCTTCTCCAACGAGGCCTTGATCTCGTCTTCTTCACTGGCATTGATCCCTTCCTTGAAGGAATGGTTGCAGTTCGGGCACTGAGTGGACTTGCAATTGCGAATGTGCTCGAGGCGATACTCCAATTCCCCGATCCGCGACTGACCTTTCATCATGTTGTTCTGATGATCGGCCAACTCACGCTGCTTGGTGACGTACAACTGACGGTCAAGGTAAGAATCGTCAGAGACGTTGACGTGATGGAGCAAGCTCATCACTTCATTGATGGTCGAGAAGCAGTATTCGCTCGACGGGATGCGGGAAGCGTCGCCAATCTGAGACCCGTTCTCATGGAACATGTCCACGGTGCGCAGTTTTGACAGTAATTCATGACGACGATCGCACAAGACCGAAATCATCTCGGCCAATTCCTTCGGATTGATCTCCTCCAACTCGGTCATGTCATGAAGTTGCTTGTCGATCTCGTGATGACGCTCTGAGACCTCCTGTAGAGCCGCCTCAAGCATTTGCACACGCGACTTGAGGCTATCCTTGAGTTGGACGACAGCCTCGTTGTCGGTGTCTTTGACGATCCCTGGAGCCGAACCCTTCAAATACTTGGTACGCTGCAACAAACCGTCAATGTCAGACAACAGTTCGTGGTACTGACGCTCGTAATAAGAGAAGGTTGGAGCCAACCCGTCTCGTTTGGAGTGTTGGTGCAGGGTCATCAGCTTGTTGTAGACCAACTCCGACTGCTTACGCAACGTGTTGAAGGTTGCATCGTCAATCTTCTTGGCTGTCTCACCCACCAAACGACCAGAGAGGTGCTTGATGACTGCGTTGGTGTCTCGGACAGCACGTTTGATCCGACCGTGCAGCTTGATGACGTAGTCGAAGTCAGCAGAGGAGAGCAGAGTGATCCACTCACGACGCTGAATGTTGTTCATGTCGGTGAACTTGAGCTGACCGGTGAGCACGTTGTGCAGATCAGAGGTCATGCCGAAGTGTTCACGGACCAGCTCACGTTGGACTGCGCCAGTGTGACCTTCGTTCAGCTCTTCGTCATCCACAATGAAGCTGTGGGACATGGCCTTACCTGAGTACTCACTGCGGAGTTCGTAGACACGGCCTTCTTTGAGCACCTTGACGAACTTGTAGCCACCTTTCTCAAAGTCATCCTTCTCACCCGGCAGGACACTGAACCCTACTTTGAGCAGACTCGACTTACCCGACCCGTTGGTGCCCAGTACGATCTGGGTCTTGAGGGTTGGGGTGATCCGAAGGGTATCAATCCCTTTCAGATAAAAACGTTTGCACCGGTGCAAGACCATTTCAGAAATAAACATTAGCTAGGTCCTTCCCCTAATTCTGTAGGATAGGTCGTGGTGTTTCATTTTAACAAGAGGTGTCTATGGCAGATAACAACGCCAGTATGTTCCGTTTGGTGGCTGTCGGCACTGCTGCTGAAAACCTTGCACTGAACTCTAACGAGCTGATGGTTTCGCCCCATGAGAAGTTAGGCTTCATGGACGGTGAAATAGTGGACAAGGTCGACGCTATGGAGTACGACCATCAGAACAGTGATGGTAAAGAAGCCACCGGTGTTGCGTTCGTGTCCAACAACCACCCGGCTAAGTGGCTACCGACCAGCAACCGTAAGACACCTCCGAACATTCGACGAGGTGAGCGAGTCAAGATCTACCAGTTCGGCTCCAACGAGCAGTACTACTGGCGAGCCTTTGGTCTGGACGATCACCTGCGTCGTTTGGAGACCGTGGTCTTCGGTATCAATGCCAACCCAGCCGAAGGGCAGGATGGAGCTGATCCAGAGAACATGTACTTCATTGAGTTCTCGGCTCACAAGAAGATGATCACCATGAGCACCAGTAAGAAGAACGGGGAGTTCTGTACGTACGACCTGCAATTCGACATGGCATCTGGCAAGATCATTCTTCAAGACGATCAAGGCAACCATGCGCTGTTCGATACAGCCAATACGCACATCCTGTTCAAGAACATGCTGGGCACTTTCCTTGAGGTAAACAAGCAGGACCTCAATGGTTACGCTCCACGCAACATCGGCTTCACGGCGGATGCCAATGTGGACGTCAAGGGCAAGAAGATCACCCTCGATGGTGGAGGCAGTGTGTTCACCTTGCAGGCTGGTGGTACAACTCTCAAAACCCCACGCTTCGACGGAGGTAGCTAATGGGTAGTCCAGTCTCGTTGGTCGGTGTCGACTCAGCAGGTGGCAAGATCATAGGTCCAGGTAAAGCTAACTGGACGTGGAATGGTAAACCGATGTCAGTAGTGGGCGATGCCGTAGAGCCACATGCTCCTGGCCCTCATATGGCAGCCACGATCAAGACCGGCAGTCCATGGATGAAGATCGACGGTATCCCCGTTACTCGCGCATCCAGTCCGGCTACCTGTGATCACGTTGCTACCGGCTCTGCACAGATGTTCATCCCGTAATGCGGCATAGAGGAGGAGGGACGTCCCTCCTCCTCGTATGTTGTCACACCGTCTCTGGTACGATCTCGACTGTGCTGGTGCTCCACTGGACCAGCGAGCCTTGAGCGAAGGTCTGAGGCTCCGAGGAGACCCGTTTCTCATCTACCTTGGGCTGCAGACTGTAATCTCGAGTATTGATGAACCGGTGTTGTTGCAGGTTGTTGTCCACACGCAGCACCCAGACACCGTTCTCTTCTTCACTGAGGTACGATGGCAGCAAGCCCAGTTCGGTACGCAGTGGCCACAGAGGACGTTCATCTAGATAGAAGCGCCCCGGCAAGTGAGTACGACCAGTGTGGATGATGTTGGTCATCAAGTGGTCAACTTCAATGCCGACAATGAACGACTGGCTTTGCGTCAACAGTTCCAGCATGCATTCATTACCGAAGAACCCTTGCAGGTCATAGTCCAGCGCACTGTTGGCCGTGGCTTCATGGAAGCGTTCCATGTTCGTCTGGTCCATCAGGTAGCGAGAGACCATGTACCGTTCAAGGAATGGGATACGGCGCATCTCGACCTTCATGGAGTTGCTGCCAATCACCTTGATGTCATTGGACGCCAGATGCAGGTAGCCGCCGATGACAATGCCCATCACTTTGTTAGTGGTGTCGAAAGGAACCTTGACGTAGAAGTTGTTCGACAACAGCTTCGTTGGGTCTGGCTGGTAGACCATCTCAGGAGTGATCGAGGCAGTGTACACACGCCCCAAGTTCTTGAAGCTGATCAGACCAGTCATGGCATTCTGGGATTTGCGGAAGGTGGTCCCGCCATCCTTGATGTAGCAACCGTCCTTGTCGGCGTCCATGCGGTGTACCAGACCGTTCACGGTAGCCAAGCAGTGGCGCTGCACATCCACGTAGTCGGTGTCTTCACGGCGCATCCAGATGTCGGACTTGTCCGAATCCAGAGCATCGTTGAATGGAGAACCGATAGGTACGGCCAGATCCAACTTGTAACCTGCCTGCCATGCGTCACGAGCCAGTGCAGTATAAGTAGTAGGCTTCGGGATGCCTGGCACAGTCGGCAACGTCAGATCGGCGTTAGTGCCCAACCATTGGTTCACCGTCACGGTATCTAGAACCGCTGCCAAACGGTCAGTCACGTCTGTCAATTTAAGCGTGTGCTTTACGCTCAAGGCAGGGTGAGAGAGGATCAGGTAGACTTCGGCATAAATGCGCAACAGCGACTTTACCGGAACATTGCTGACGTTCATTTCCTCGAATTTCACGTCAGGCTTTCGGTGTTTGACCAAAGCGCCTTGGTATTCGTACATTTATCGAGTCTCCCACGATAATGGTATGTCAGTTGTCTGATATTCAATATTAGACAAGCTTTGTTTTTAAGTAATGACTCAAGAATTCATGGCCCCTTTTCCAAGCGGCATCTGAACCGATGGAGATCCCAACGGAGAGCTTAAATGAGTACTGTCCTTCCACAATACCCTTTCGATCCGACGGGTGTCGCGGCAACAAACAAAGTGACCGAAACCCAATCGATCCGTTCGAGAGGCACGTTCGATCACTATTACATCATTCCGCGTAGCGGTCCGTTTTATGCTGACAGCGTGAAACTGCGACTGTATCCGCAGGGTGCCAACGTCAACAACCCAGCCTTGGGCACTCCCCTCGTTGAGGGCGAGCACTACAACTTCGGCTATCACTTCGCCTACGCATCTCATACCATTGGGTTGCCGGTATACGGCGCTATCACGTTCTACGATCGCACCATGGAAGGTCAGCTCCGCATGGAGTACCAGACCATCGGTGACGATTGGGTACTGGACGATCAGAAGTTCAATGAACTGCTGCTTAACGTGGCGTTCAACCCGCGCATTGCAAACTGGGAACAGGTGGTTGAACTGCCTCGTGAATTCCCAGTGGTCAACCACGACTTTAACATTGACGACTTTGTCGGCATGTCGGAAGTGGTCGATGAGCTGGGTGACATTGAGCAGGCGATTCTCCAGAAGAACGCCGGTGGTTTGGCCGATCACGTTGCAGACAAGGCGAACCCTCATGCCACCACCAAAGAGCAAGTCGGTCTGGGGTTGGTAGACAACTTCCCGACGGCGACCGTTGGTGAAGCGACTGGGGGCATTGCGAACAACCGCTTCATGACTCCGCTGCGTACCAAGCAGTTGATTGACGCCGTTGCGACGGCAGCGCTCAACCTGCACATGGCAGACATGAACAACCCGCACCAGACTACCAAGGCACAAGTTGGCTTGGGTTCGGTGCAGAACTACGCCACTGCTACTCAAGCGGAAGCAGAGGCCGGTTCCTCGGCTGCTCGTTACATGACTCCCCTGCGGACTCGTGAAGCGATCGAGGCGATTGTCGGGGTCGACCTCGATAACCACCTTGCAAACCAGAACAACCCACACGCCGTAACTAAGGCTCAAGTGGGTCTGGGTAACGTAGTCAACATCGGTCTCGCTACCAACGCGGCAGCGCTCTCCGGTGTGGACGACTCGGGTGTGATCACGCCTCGACTGTTGTCGTACGTGTTGGCTCAGACTGTTGGTTCGGGTGTAACGGACCACGTTCAGAACTTCAACAACCCACACGGTACCACGAAAGCGCAAGTGGGTCTCGGCAACGTCGGGAACTACGCGGTGGCTACTCAGGCTGAGTCTGCTGCAGCGACTGCGAACGATCGTTACATGACGCCTCTGGCTGTTCGGTACGCGATCAACGCCTTGGTGGGTGACAGCTCCAACGCTCACGTCACCGACTATACCAACCCTCACCATGTGACTGCGGCGCAGGTTGGTACGTACACCGAGCAAGAGATCGATGCCTTGTTGGCAGGTCGTCTGGATGTCAACGGCACGGCGATCAACGCCAGCCGTGTCTACAACCTGACCCAGCCTCAGTTGCAAGCGTGGATCGCCACGATCGATGCCGGTAACGCGCTCAAGTTCGCCGGTAAGACTTACCCGGAAGCCAAGGCAGACATCCTCACTGGCAAAGCTGCAGACACGGCCAAGTTCGATGGCAAGACGTACACCGAAGTGAAGGCCGACATGGCCAGCACTGTATCGGGTGCATCGATCCAGACCGAAGTGCCTGCTATGCCGTTGCTGGATAACGTCTCCGGTGTCGAAGTTCAACCACCTACCCACTGGATCAAGCTGGGTACGTTGCAGAGCACGGCCAGTGAACAGACAGCAGACTGTACGTTGCTGATCACTGGCGGTCGTGACGACGAAGCCTTGGGTGACTTCCATCACCACACCATCCTGGTGGAAATCGGGGCGGTGTACGACAACGTCAATGGTACTGGTCCATTCCTGATGATCCCGAAAGGGATGCAGGTGACTCACCTGACCAAAGGCGACAAGCCTATTGAGATCGGTGTGGTGTCTACTGGTACCGATACCGCGGCTCGTCTGGAAATCTGGCTGAAGTCCACCGGCACTCGTAACAAGCTGGTGATCACTGAGCTGACGTACAAGAAGTTCACCGCAGCTACGTTCCCTCAGTGGACTGCGGTTGCTCAGCTCGTCCAGGCTCAGCCTGCAGGTATGATCTATCCGGCGGTCACCACTGACTTCGGGACCGACATTGCTGCCTTGAAGGCATTCGATGCACGGACGGATAACCCGCACGGTGTGACCAAGGCACAAGTAGGTCTGGGTAGTGTCCTCAACTACGGCGTTGCTACTAACGCCCAGATGATCACCGGCACGGCAACCAACCTGTACACAACCCCTGCTGGCGTTACTGCCAAGGTAGACGACTCCATTGGCAAGCTGTGCGATGAACTGATTACGGTCATCGACGCGTCCATGGCGCTCTTCGCCTGATCCTCAGACACACCACGCTAACCCCGTGGTGTGTCGTTTATTGAACTTTTCGGATGATGGAGTTTCTCCATGAGTGTACCACCGATTATCCAGTACCCTCTTGACCTAGACGGTACATCGCCGACGAACTTGATTGTCGGTGAGCGACGGGACGTTACCACGAACAGTGCTCGTGTGTTCGTTCCCAAGGCAGGACCTTTCTACACCAACTCTTTCACCATCATCAACATCGAGACTGGCTTGCCGTTGAAACCGGTGGATGATTACGTATTGGCTCAGCCGTTCTCTCAGGCAGCCTTGCGCAGTGGTAAAGACGTGCAGTGTGCTGTGGTCCTCAAGACCGATACACCGATCAGCGTTGAGATGAGCTATCAGGTCGTCGGGGGTGAATACTCCTGGAACCTGTCGGCCCTGGCTGACTTGATCGAGCAACTGGATCTCGACGAGCGTCCCATCAAATGGGGTGACATCATCGGGCGTCCTACGGCTTATCCGCCGGCTCCGCACATCCATGACATCGGCGACAGCTACGGCTGGGAATACGTCGTGTGGCAATTGGAGCGGATCACCAACGCCATCTTGGTGGGTGACGAAGCGTCCCATGATGAACTGCGTCAACAGATGCAATTCATTCGCGACCAACTGCAGACCAACATCGATGCGGTGGATGACAAGGTTGATGCGCACCTGAACGATCTCAATAACCCGCACAAGGTTACGAAAGCTCAGGTCGGTTTGGGTTCTGTTGAGAACTTGCCTCTGGCGTCGAGTGCCGAAGCTTTGGCCGGTACGGTGAACAACCGTTACATGACCCCGAGTCTGGTAAGCATTCTGGCAAGTCGTCTCTCCCAAGAGCTCGTGGATGCTCACGAAGCCAAGAAGAACAACCCGCACGCTGTTACCAAGGCGCAGGTTGGGTTGGGCAACGTCGACAACTTCCTGACTGCCACTCAGGCTCAGGCAGAAGCCGGCACCTTGAACACCGTGTTCATGACTCCGTTGCGTGTGTATCAGGCGATCATGCTTCAAGCTGGTAACCTGATCAACAACCACATCGGCGATAAGAACAACCCACACAACACCACGAAGGCCCAAGTCGGTCTGAGTCTGGTGGACAATTTCCAAACAGCCACCAAGGCTGAAGCGGAAGCGGGTGTTCTGACTGACCGGTTCATGACCCCTGCCCGTACTCGAGACGCGATCACTGCCATCACTGGCACGCTGCTCAACCAGCACGTCCAGAACTACAGCAACCCGCACAACACCACCGCCGCTCAAGTGGGCTTGGGGAACCTCCCTAACGCCATCAGCCGTAGCCGTGGCTTGAACAGTGACGCTTACCTGCTGACTGCTGGCGGTATGTACGACCACGTCGTCTCGGGCGATCACGACGGCAGATACGTCCGTTCGAACGCTGCAGGTGTCGACTGCTCGGTCCACTGGAACGGTTCGGGCGTCTATGTCTGGGGCGGTGGTGCGTGGCGTCAAGTGTGGCCTGCGCTGTGGCAAGACTAACTAACTTATATCGATGAGGTTCACCATGTTGAAGCGACTGACCGATTTCCAATTTCGAGGAATCGATGAAGCTACATTGATGATCGATCAGTTCTTCAGCAGCCCTCATCCGTACGAGCAGCAGTTGGTCCGATACATCCTGAACGACAAGTCGTACGGGACCTTTGGTCCCATGGACTACTTGGAACACGGCATGGACAAACCAATCAAGGCCGAAGGCTACGAGCGGTTGAACCCAACCATGTGGCAAGAGTGCCAACGACTGGCAGGGCACTTCAACCATTTTGGCTACGTGTCCTGTCACCTCTTCTTGTCTCCCAAGGACTCGAAGAGTTTCACCATGCATACCGACCCTGACGACGTGATCATTCACCTAGTCCAAGGTCGGAAAGTCTTTGACTCACCAGATGGACTGATTGAACTGTCGGCTGGTGAATCGCTATACATCCCTCGCGGTACTCAACATCGCGCCATCAACGTTGACAGCTCCATCATGCTGAGTTTCGGTTTGGAGCAGTTCCTAGAGAAGAAGCTTTAACATGAACAAAACCATTTATGTCAAGACCACCGGTTCGTGCAACTTGGATTGCAAGCACTGCTTTACCAATGGCAAGAACGGTGACAAGACCCAGTTCGATCCTGATGCAACTGCAGGCTGGGTGAAAGAGTTCATGGCCAAGTACCCTGAGGGCACGCATTACCACATGGAGTTCCATGGTGGTGAGCCGTTCCTCGTACCTCTGGAAAAGCTGAAGCGGTATGCCGATAACTTCTTCGACAATCCGCATGTCTCGATGTGTGCAAACAGCAACCTGACTTTCAAGATCACGGATGCTCACCTTGCATTTATCCAAGACTACTTTGGGAGCGTCATCGGCACCAGTTGGGATCACTGGATCAGGTGGAGCAACGAGAAACAGTTCAACCTCTGGAAGAGCAACCTCGAGATGCTCGCCAGTAACGGCGTACACATTGCCTTGAAGGTCTCTGTGAGCCGCGAGTTGATCAAGTCCCACCCGGATTGGCTGCTCGATCAGTTGGACAGCTTTGCGGTGCATGACGTGTCTCTGGAGCGTCTGACGGTTGACGGCAATGCTGAAGTCAACATGTCGATCTTCCCAGACAACGAGGAGCAGGACAACTGGTACCTCGCGCTCTACCATCGTTACAAAGCGCGTAACCCCAAGTACAAGATCAAGACCCTCGACATCATCGAGGAGAAGCTCAAGACCAACATGGTCAAGGTGGACACCAACTGCCGCAACTGCGAGCAGAATCTGGTGACCATCAACTCGGACGGCTCTTTGTCTGGCTGCCCGAATTCGGCTGCTCGTCTGCACCACGCCAAGATGGAAGATGGGGTCGAAGTATTCCTGAAGTCCGATGGTCGTGTAGAGCAGATCGCCAAAGAACTGACCTGGGCAGATGAATGCCTTGCGTGCGACGTGTCTGACCTGTGCGGGGGCGATTGCCACCGACTGCCTTGGCAGACTGGGCG